GTCTGGAACGCTGGGGTAAGCAGCTCAAGGATGGCCGTGCTATCCACAATATCATGCGGCAAAAACAGGCCGACTACCAACGCCATCACGACCACAAGGATCACAGCCGATAGCGTTATGATAGAGACGCGAATAACAAACTCTACAGTGTCATTCACGCCATCAATCTTGCTTTCAAAATTGTTTAGGAAATTCATCTGTCTGCCTTATTATCCAGCTTGTCTTCGATCCGGCGGAGGTGCATCATCACCTCGTCAAACTTCTTGTCGATAGCGTTGAACTTCTCGTCACCATATTCCAGCTTCGTCTCAAGGATGGCGAGACGGTTGCTAAGTTGCGTCCAAACGCCAATGATGGCGAAGACGCCACCAATGAGAGTTATAAGTGTATCAAAGCCGAACGACATGTCCATTGTTAGGCAACCCATTCTTCAGCAGGAGCATCCGGCCATACCGGGTCAAGCATGTCGGCATCGCGTAGGGCTTGGCGGTATGCGGCGAAGTCAGCCTTGCAATCGTCAGTTAGGCTAACGTCACTGATCTGCGTCCAGTCGCATTCTGCCAACTTGGCGTTGCGGATAGGCTTGTTATTGGCGATGGTCTGCTCGTTGCTTTCTTGCTCCCGCTCTTCAGGGGATTTGTATGGTTGCCAAGAATTGATGCGATTTGCAAAATCATACCCACACGCTTCCGCATCGCCTGAATTGGCAAAGCCAACCATCGTTTCCGGATTATAACTAGGGAGAAAAAACTCCTTAGTCATATCATCGGAAACAACGTGAACTGTGAGGTCTGCGTTCACAGTTACGATTGTCATGCGTCATACTCCGTGCCAATAAAGACTACACCGGAGCTTGATACACCCGTGACTACTGTGCCTGCTTGCAGCACCATCGGCACTGCGGTTGCCACTGTAGTTGCTGAAGTCACACCATTAGCGGTAATGGTTATGTTTGCGGGTACTAACGCTATCTCGCAATACTTCCCGGTAGGAACGGTATACATTACCGTTGGGTTGGCCGGAGATACGGCGACAATCTGCTTTCCAGCTTTTCCTCGAATTGGATTTGTAAGCATAACGTAATCCTTACGGTGTTACTTCTACGCCGGTAACGCGCAGAGAAATTGTGTTGGGGAAGTTTGTGGTGTTAATTGTTGGGGATAGATTATTAAGTGCTCTAGGCCGCCAAAATGCTCCATTAGTAGCATTAAGCCCCGTTGATAGCCTCCACCCCGATGTAGCGCCAGATATTCCGGATAGTGTGGCTGGGTAAATAGTACCCTGAAGCATAATACCACCGTCAGCACTTGATAGCACAATATGGGTGCTGCTAGTTGCGGCGGCGGAGCCTTGAAAGGAACCTGCTGCTAGAGTTCCGCTTGACCAAGTACTGGAGAAAGATGACGATGCTGCTGTTAAAACAGGAATTGCAGGGCTTATGTAACGGTAATATACATTAGGACCGGCTCCATTGAAAAACATCAGTGTCGCAACGCGAGTGGATGTTTCAAACCAGAAACCCGGTATACTAGATGCTTGGTCCCAATCGTCTGCGACTCCAATACACTGCACCCACCGACCAGTTGAAATTTCAATTAAATACGGGTAATTGCCGTTTGTGTGTGCATACAGTAAGTACCCGTTACTATGCACAATACGCGGCCACTGTGCTGCGGTTGTTGTGGCGGCGATAGCAGTGTTCGTTGTTGTTTCCGTGTCTGCGTTAAAGGCGCGCAAATTAGTTGTGCTTGAAAGCCAATAGAAGGTATTTACACCATCAAACGCAATTGCTGAATAATTTGCGGTATTGCCAGTGTTGATAGTTGTGCGGGTTCCACTTGCGGAACCTGCGTTCTTAAACAAAAACCAAGTAGCGTCGCCGTTTGTTTGCACGGAAAATACATCGCCATCTGTGGCATAATATAGGGCAGGTGAATGAGTTGCAGCGCCATCTTGGGACGGTGGAGCTTGATCAAGGATGACGTTAGACGCCTGGAATCCGCTAATATTATAAGTGATTGAGGTTCTCTGCACGCCCGGATTTAGGTACACTAGTGTAGATGCTGTATATATAAGAGCAGCCGGAAACGAAATCTGAACCGCTTGGCTAACGTCTACAATTTCAGAACCAGTAAGGTTCGCGCTAAGAGAAGCGGTAGGTGTTCCGCCAACCGTCAGGTTTGGCGCTATTGGAAACGTGTTCGCAACATCAATGTCCTTGATGACGGCACGGGTCGTTGCGTTGTTTGTAAACAACGTAGCCGTCTGCGCCCCGGTTAACCCAGTGACGTTAATCGACGCATTGTAGAATTGCTTCAGTGTATCAGGCATTTCAGAACTTCCTTACAGACCGAATTTCATAAGTGTGGTGTATGATGTGGATGGTGCGGAACCAGAAACCCAATTGGTTCCGTCGCTGGTTAGCACCTGCCCGGTTGTGCCTGGGGCAACAGATGTTCCCCATGCAGTTCCCGTTGAGACGGCAAGGCCAGCGGCTGGGTAGACTTGCGCTGGGATCGTGATAGTCGCAAAACTTGCGTTGGACCCATCAGTAGTAAGAAACTTACCAGCGTTGCCCGCCTGCAACGGAAGCTGATTGTTAAGCGCAACCTGTTGCACAAACGCAGTTGTGGCGACTGTAGTGTTGTTAGCGCCAAACGCAGCGGTTGGCGCAGTCGGCGTTCCAGTGAACGCAGGAGACGCAAGCTTCGCAAAGCTAGTATCGACAAACGCTGTGGTAGCGATCTGCGTTGTGCTGGTCGAAGCAGCGGCGGTAGGGGCAGTCGGTACGCCCGTCAGGCTTGGGCTGGCGAGGGGCGCGTATGTCGATGCTGCCGCCGAGATAGCTAGTTTAGCATCAAGCTGCGTCTGGACGTTCGACGTTACACCGTCGAGGTAAACCAGTTCCGTTGCGCTAACGCCGCCGATGCTTGTCGTCGAAGGTAGAACAACCGTGCCAGTAAATGTTGGCGATGCAAGCGGAGCGATAACACCGCCAGTCACTGCGCCAGTGGCGTTCAACGTCCCCGCAACAGCAAGTGTCTTGCCCGCACCTACATTAACGCCGACGCTTGTCCCTGTACCTGCGGCTGCAAAGAGCGCATCGACTAGATCAAGGTCAGCGTTTAGCTTATTACCCCAGCTATCGGCAGACGCGCCAATCTCTGGTTTGGTAAGGCCAAGGTTTGAAGTTGTTGTATCAGGCATTAGCCAAACGTCCTTGTCCGAGTAACCAACCGACTTGAGCCTGTCTTGGCCCGCTGCTCTGCAACTTCGTATTCAGCCATCAAGCGGTCTAATATACCAGCCCAAACACCAATGCGCTCATCTTCTTTCAAATATGGCGCGCTCTGAACAAGTGTTGCGTAGAGGTATATATCAGGATTAGCAGTTAAAAGCCAGTTAGAAGTGTTCGCGTCAGACAAGCCCGCAACGCGGGCGTAATACATCAACTCACCTGAGTAAGACGTGTCCGGCGCGGGTACATGTTGGAACTGAGTACCAACAGTTGAGAAGAACAACGGCGAACCAGGCGCAGAGAACTTGGTCTTCTGGATACTGGCTTCTTCTGGCGTAACAAACTGAAGAACACCGATTGGGTTTGTATTAATCTGATACCGGATCGTCTCAAGCCAATCAGCCGGACGTGTCTCGTACTCTGCGTCAACCGTCACCGTTGCACGCGTCACCATTTCAGGAGCGCGCATACGGCGGTTCAAAGACGCTTCCGCTAATGCAACGAAATTTGGAATGGCCGAAGTAAGATCGTCCCTGTTAAGGAAATCAGCTACGGCGGTCTTTAATTCAGAGTACGTTGTAATTGCCATTAAACAGTCCCCGGCCTTGTGCGGAAGTAAAGGTTGTCAGGATCGTTCAACCATTTCTTCATGCGCTCTTGGTCTTTAGTAATACCTTGGCGCTCAAGTTCGTAATACACTGAAATTGGGATGCTGCCAACCTTGGACCATTCACCCCAGCGTTCCGGCGCTTCGTTAAATTCGCGCTTGTTCTGCTCAATAATTGCGGAAACATCTTGCTCTTTCGAGATGATTGCTTCGTCCTTACCGGCATCGTAATCGTAAAAAGTTTTGACGCCTGTGAAAGCATCGTCGTTAATGAGACGTTTTGTCATATAGCCCTCAATAGTTAGATGAGGGGGCGCTTGGCCCCCTCACCCAGTTAGTGCTTACGAGGTGGTCAAGTCGGCCACGATACCGTGGGCTGCTTGCGAGTTCACCTTCAAACCATACTCAACGAGCATCAAACGCTTTTCAGCATCGCCGGTCTTCGCCAGTTCCATCTGTTGGATGGGACGAAGAACTGCCAACGAGGCGTAATCAGGGTCAATGATGAACGCATCACGGTCACGCTGGAAGCGGTTAGGAACGATGTTAACCGTACCGAAGTCAGACACATACACGTCGGCTGCGCCGATGATCTGTGCCTGTTGGCCCGCAGGAACATCACGGAAGCGAGTAGCAATACCCGTGAATGCCGACGAAGCGACCTTGTTGAATGGACCAACCATCAACATCTTAGGCGTGCCACCTGAAGTCCAGACGCTCTGGATAACAGTCTTCAGCAACGCTTCAGTGAATGCACGCTGCGTACCATCGGTACGAGCAGCAGTCGGGGTCGAGCCAACAGTTGGGTTTGCACCACCAACACCAGTCGAGGTGTTCGAAGTCAACCACGCAGGAAGACCAGCAGTACGACGGGCAACCGTGGTGCTACCAGCGGCAGCAGCTTGGTTAGCAAGCAAAGCTGCTTCCATGTCGCGCTTCAGTTCCGAACCAAGCTTTGCAAGCTGATAGGTCAGTTCCGAACGACGGCCTGCCTTATCGACGCTTTCAAGCGTGCCGGAGATGACGACGTTCTTCGTGCTGATCTGCGTGTAGTTACCAACGCGGGCGGTTGGGACAGCAGCAGTGAACGAGGAAATGTCATCACCTTCAAGCGCAGCGTTAGAAGCTGAGGCCGCAGCCAAAGCATCTGTCTGCCATTCGTAGTAGGTGTTCTTGACGCTCTCGCGGCCAATGTTCGAGATGAACGGAGTTTCTTCTGGCGAGATGTTATAGATAACATTCGACAAGTCTTCACGAATACCGATAGCGGAGTACCGGGTAAATGTATTAGCTACAATAGCCATGGTTCATATCCTTATTAAATGAGTTTATCCAAAAGAGTAGCTGCATCAGAAATGCGGCCACTACGCACAAGGCGCTGGGAAGCCCTCTTTACATCGGTCGAACGTGTGTTGGTTTGAGTACCAGAAGAACCTGGGCGAACAATCCGCGCAACCCTTTTTGGCTGTGCTTTTGCTTTTTCCACTTTCTTTGAACCCTTATCAAACATCATCGCTTTGCGTAGGATTGAAACGTGAGTGGCCTGAACAAGTGCACTTAGGTCGCGTTCGCTAAACCCATTGTTTATAGCCCATTCACGAAGTTCCTTAGCTTCGCTTTGCATTGTGCCTTCGTCTTTCCATTCAGGAATTACGTCGGTGAGTTTGGCGCGCTCTGACTGTACAATGTCAGCCAATGCCCGCTGTTGCTCTTTGCTCATCTCTTCAGCAATCCGCTGCTGTTCAGTATTAATAGCCTGAAGTTTAGCGGCTCGCTCTTGACGAGACTTATTCCAATGCCGTTCTAACCGCGCCGCCTCAATGGGGTCTTCGTTATAAAGATTGTCCCAGTCAGGCTCAGCCTCGGACTGCACTTCGATCTGCGCTTTAAGCGTCGGGAGCAGTTCCGCGTATTGAGCGCGTTCCATACGGATCGCTTCGGCTTCGCTATGGAACGACTTGCGTTCTTCAGCTAATGCCTGAGTTTTCCGTGTGTAATCCGAATAACGAGAATAACCTTTCCGAAGTTCGTCAAGGGTGACTTCCACTTCTTTGCCATCATCTTTTACCTTGATGACTAGATCGTCAGGAAGTTCCTGTTCGATAACCTCTTCTGTGTCGTCCTCTTCATACGGGTCAGACTCTTCGGTATCTTCTTCTTCCGAGTAATCCTCGGCCTCAGTTTCTTCCGGTTCGTCTTGAGCCTCTTCAGGCTCTTGCGCCTCGGCCTGATCTTGGTTGTCCTCATTCGGGCCAAGTAGTTGGTCGATGGCTAATGTTGCTTCGTGGAGGCCGATCCCACCGGGGTTGCCGACTTGTTCCGTCATATAGCACCTTCTTTAATAAATGTTAACTCCTCGATTTGGCGACTAAGCCATCGTCAAGGATTGCCTGTAGGCGGGCTTTCAAACGCTCAAGTCCTTTGAGCGTGTGAAACATGTCAGAGCGGGCGTCGTTGTCGGCGTAGCCAGACATGCGCCACTCTTCAAAAATATCTCTTTCGACTTCAGCAAACGCACCCTTGAGAATGTCATCCTCAAGAAGTCGCTTTGCGTGGCCTGCTTTTGTTATAGGGTCCATCAGATTAGCGGCTGGTACGCAGGGTTGATGGTCATGGCTTGCGGGGCTTGGGCAGGCGCAGCGCCAGACACAAGACCGCTATACTCTGGCCGGAAGAACATTGCTTCTGGGCCAAAGCCATACCGCTCGTAATCTAAGATGTTTGGATTAACGCGCATATCGCGGCCAGGCGCGAAACCTACGCCCGTGCCAAACGGGGAAACATATGGCACGCCTGTACCTGTATCACCACCGCCAGCTAGAAGGCTTTTTAGCAGATCGGCCCCAACGCCACCAATGGATAAGAGTTGGGGTATGTTCAGGCCCGTGCCGAGAACGCCACCATTACCTGGAGCCGTTGGCGGTGTTGATGGCGGGGCGACTAGTGGGCCTAGAGTAGGAACTATAGCGCCTTCAAGAGGAAGTTGCGGTGTGGCTACTTGAGGCTCCATCAACGCGGGGTCTGCGGGTGGTGGATTTAGTGGGCCTAAACTGTCAAGTATAGAGCCGGTAGGAAAGGCTACCGCAGCCGTAGCGGCTATAGGATCAAAGCCGCCCGAAGGGCTTAATGGGCGGTATTTGCTAACAACGATGTCACCTGTGTCTTGGTCAACACCATCAACCACGTTACTTTGGTTTGGTGCGCCTATTTGCGCTGCAACTGAACCTGCCGCGCTACCTGCCGCCGAACCAATAGCATTAGACGCGGCGTTTCTCGCTGCATTTACAAGGATGTCGCCCGCAGCGCCACCAACGGCAGCAGGGATTGATGCGCTTGCAAGGCTTCCAAAGTTAAGACCTTGAAGTGCATTTGGAATTAAGTCCGCGTTTATACCGGTCATCGGGGCTGACGCTCCCGGAGCAACTTGACCAAACAGTTGACCGCCAAGAGCAGAACCACCAGCGGACAATCCGGCGCGGAGCAATGTGTTTTCTAGACTGCGCCCTTGAGCAACGCTTGACGCCGCAGAACCCAGAGCCGCACCAAGAACTGGGCCAACGCCGGGGATAAAGCCAGCGGCAATCGGTAGAGCCACATCCGCAATCTTGCCAAGAACGCTTTTGTTTCTTTTCTCATTGGCTACGGTAACATACGTCCCAGACGGGTCTGCGGTTTGAATGTCGTATGATGCCTTGCGACCTTTTTCGTCGGTTATGCTCTGGCCCAGTCGGGTCGCCTCGCGTGCGGCGTCAGCGCCTGTGCCCTCAAAGATAACTGTTTTAGTGTTGAGGTCAACAAGGCGCACTGGCTGGTTTGGCGTCACTGCAAAAACATTGCCGCCCATTTTCCCCGTAGGGTTGCCTTTGTTAGATATTGGCGCGGTAATATATTCTATGTTTGGGTCTTGAATTACACCGCCCATACGACCGCCGCCAAAGCCGCCTAGACCGCTTAGGTCTAAGCCTGCCAACATGCTTAGGTAATCTGGAGCAACGGCCTGTTGCGTCATCGGCATAACCGCCGCCTGACGGGGCGTGTCCATGATAGGCCCAGCCGCGCCCAAAAGGCCCTGTAGGGCGGGGTCGTTAAAGTTATAGTTTATAGCCATTACACCATACCTTCTGGGGGGAGTTCAGGTTGCATCGGCATTTCAGGTTGCATCTGTGCTTGTTGAACTGCCTGCGCCATCTGCTGGGCCTGCTGGGCCTGCGCCATCTGCGCATCCTGTTGGGCCTGCATAGCGGCGCGCTGCATTTCTTCTTGCTGGCGCACCATTTCACGATCACGCATAATCATTTCTTCAATGCTGGCCGTGTTAACCGGTGTGCCGTACTTGGCTTCAATCTCAGCGGCCTTAATCATAAGGTCGGCGTCAAGTTTGTCGCGCTCACGGTCGTCCTTGCGCAGCATGTCTTCGCGCTGCAATTCAAGATCGGCTGCTTTCTTTTGGATGTCAGCGCGGATTGATTCCATCTGAACCTGGGCCAGCATCTCTTCTGGTGTCGGCGGGGGGGGGGCGGGTGGAGGGGGGGGCGGCATCGTGGCTGGGTCGTTGAAGAATACAGTCGGGTCTTTGTACCCGGCCAATGCCATCATCTGGGCTAGGGTATTGTAGTAGCCCTGCATGTCGGCCAGCGGTCCGCCCATCTGCATAAGCATCTCTTGCTTCTGCGCGACTTGGCCTAAGAACGCCATCTTCTCTTCATTGCTGCCAACGCCGATAGCGACGTTAACAACAACATCCATATTCGCGTCCCATACACGCGGGTCAATCGGGACAAACTTATTGCGCAGACGGACCATGCGGGGCGCGTCTTGGTTCTTGGAGATAAGCTGCATTGATTTACGGAACAGGTTCTTCATACCTGTCTCGGCAAAGATACGGCAGATCAGTTCGATATGCTGCGCCGCAGCAGAGATCGTAGCCGCAACCGCAGCGCGGGTCGAAGACTGAAGCGCGTTTGCGTCCAAGCCAGCCGCAGCCTTTGAGATACCTGTACGGTTCTCGCGCAGTTCGTCCATGTACTGCAACATCGGGAACGCTTGCTGGCCAACAAAAGGAATAGTAAACGGCTGCACCATACCAGGCGCACGCATACGAATGATGCCACCGACTTCGGTGTTCATCACGTCTTCGATGTTTACTTGGCCTTCAACAACGCCAGTACGCGGGTGAATCGACTGGGCCAAACTGTCGAGCGTGTTACGCAGGATGTTTGACTTGATAAGCTGAATGTCCATCGTCACGTCGGCCATCGACATGCCAAAGAAGGTATGTGGCTCAGGATCAGGGCAGAAGTCTACAAACGGAATAAAGTCGCAAGGTTCCCAATGCAGAACTTTGTTAGCCGAGCCAGCAACGCAGACGCGGCAAAGTTCCGCAATCCCGTCGCCGTCCATGTCAACGTACACATAGCCCTCAATGTAAAGAACTCTACGCGAGGACGTGTCGGTGCGGCCTGTGATATTAACAAAGGCTTGCGGGTTACGGTCGAATGCTTCTTCGTTACCGCCAAAGTCATCCGTCGTTTCATAGCCAAGGTCTTGGACCTCATCGAAATCGTAGCCCATCTTCACAAGATCGGATACCGTAACGTAGCGACGGTGAGCTACAAATTCGGCTGTCTCAATCGAGCGCGCACGGCGGTCAATCAAAAACTCTTCTGGCGGTACGGACTGAACGCACAGACGGCCCTTCTCAACTGTACGAACAACGGTGCAGTCGTACATTGCGGGCGGTGGTGGGGGCGTGGGGGGGGGCATACCCATTGGGTCCACCATACCCTCCATCTCTGGCGGCATCATTGGCGCTTCGCCGTAAGTAATCTCTACGTCCTTAACTTCGACGGTAGTATCGGACTGAAGGACCGAGAACGTAGCTTCGTCTAGGCCAGTAAACTTATGAGTCGTGATGTCTTTGTCGTCATTCCACCAGACTTTCATGATCCCGTTCTTACGGATCAGCGCGTCCTTGAATGTTGAATGGCATTCGTTGAAAAGGTTGTTGTCGCGTGTCAGGCAGTAGTTAACATACTCTGTAGCTTGCGCGGCGTTCTCAATATCCTCTGGACCGTTCGGCGCAAACTCGACAACATTGTTCGCAGCAAAGAATACGCGCATGATCGACGGCATCATGGCCTGTACAGTATCGCGTACATCCATAGAGATAGCCTGCGAACGGCCTTCTTCTTCGTTGCCGAAAGGTTCGCCTTTATAGTACTGGCCAGCAAGCGCACGCTGCGGCGAGATGATGTCGTCGATATATTCTTGCGCATCATCAATTTCGGCGGTGATAATATTCTGAAGGTCTTCTTCAGATACAGGTTCTTCTACCTGCTCGTCTTCCATTTCTGGGCCTTCAATAGAAATTTCCGTACCGTCAGGAAGTTCCATCGAAGTTTCGTCGGACATATCTTCGCCGTCTTCGTTTTCCGAATTAGAATTAGGAACACCCGTGTCTTGATACATACGGTTGTTCTTAGCCATTTGGGCCTTGGTAGGTTTACGGTTACTGCGATATGCCATTTACTATCTCTTCCGTAATGTGGCGCGGTTAGTATTGGGGCTGTATACATAATCCCCGTGACTTTTACCACTACGTTTCACCGCACGATCAACTGCACGCTCTTCAGCAGTCATAGCATTACGGGCGTGGCCTTGGGCAGTTAACTTACCATCGGCTGTCATCAGCCCGTTCTTTATTAAAAGCCCTACGGCCATATCTCGGTCGCCAACTTGCGCAGCAAGTCTATCTACCAATTGATTACGTCCTAGAAACTTTTGGGTTTCCATTATTTCTTTTTCATCTTCTTGCTCATACCCGCTTCAGACATAGCAATAGCTATAGCCTGTTTGCGCGATTTAGCTAAGGGAGCCTTTGCGGGGCCTTTAGGGTTTACACCAGCGTGCAACGTACCCTTTTTATATTCGCCCATTACTTTGCCAATCTTCTTGGCTGCGTCCATCTTCTTCATGTCATCTACCTTTCGGTGCGTATGCGCCACGCTCACTCAAGTACACAATAGCCCAGTAAAGAATATCTGTATTCTCTCTTGCGTGGCCAAGAACTAAATTACACTTCAAGCAGAGTATGCCGCGAACCTCACCTGTCTCGTGGTTGTGGTCAACAGCAACTGGTCGCTTTCCCTTATAGCCTATTGTATCAGGTATTTCTACCTTACAAATAGCGCAAGCAGAATTTTGACTGGCGATGATAGTTTCATACTCATCGACAGTAATACCGTATCGCTGTTTAAGGTTTCGACCGTGGTGATAGTCTGGGCGTGCGGCTCTGAAGCGGCGTTGGTGGTCGCGTATACATATCCTGCATTGCCGCTTCTGAGGATAGAAGTTTTCAATTGGCTTTTCTTCGCCACATGTCGGACAAGTTTTAGTATCCACAGGTACGCCCCCTGTGAATAACTATAGCATAACATTAACAGAAAAGCAAAAAGAGGGTGGCGGCGGGACGAACAAACGGGGCAGCATCCTGTCGTTCTGTCGCTATTACCGGCTAAACCGCGCACACCCTAGCTGCCTATGATGCCCGGCAGGAGAGGGAGAGAGAGAAAAACCTGCCGAGCAAAACAAATATATCACATCTTTATTCTATGTCAAACAATGCCCTTTATATTTCTACGCAAGGCTCCACTCTTGTTAGCCATAGAGTAGCCGTGCATAATAGTAGATACATCGGTGGCCAAGCATAGACACAGCGCATCCGCCTTATCTGGCGAGGGAAGCCCCCGCTTCTTCATGCTCTCCTTGCTCTCTACTTGCATCTTGCCAGAAGAGGTAAAGGTGTAACGCGGCGACGCCAACTCGGCGAACAACTGTTCATCCTTTGGTATCTTCACATCGCGGTTCGCCAGCCATCCTTTGCACTTGAACCACAACTCGGCGCGTAGGTTGGCGTAAGTCCCTTTCATCGCGGGGCTTTCAGCGACGTTGATCCCACGCGCTGGCAGGCCCAGTTCGCGCAGACGGTCAAGCACACCGGCTCCCAACCCGATACTATCTACTAATATTTCAACGGGTTGCTCGGACGGCGGCAGCGCCTCAAACTCCGCTACAACCGCGCCGGTTAGTTGCATAAGGTCCAGACCTTTCCAAGTCTGTATCTCTTCGACAACTGGGCCGCGCCTTTTGGCTAACGCGGAAGCATCGGAACCCATACGCGCAACGTCTAGGCCCCACACACTTCGCGTCTGCTTGGCGATCTTAATCTCGCGGTTCATGGCGCTGTCAATCAACTCGACAGGAATAACCGTATCTTCTTCCCGCGGCGGGAAGTTACCAAGGACACGCACATGGTAGGCGGGACTATCCTCACCGTACCGTAGCTGCATCTCTCGGACAAACGCATCCGACACACGCGGGCTGTCAAGACAGCTAACGTGGAAGGTTTTCCATTCACCCTTCAGACGGTTGTGCGTATCGTAGAACAAACCACTGTTTCGGGTAGGGTTGCCCAGAAGAAGCGTCGTCGCATTGTGGCCCGACATAGAACCGGACGCAGCTTCATACACACTCTCTGGAATACCTGACGCCTCATCCGCTACAAGAAGCACGTTGTCGGCGTGGATACCCTGCAACGCTTCCGGCGTTTCTGCGCGGCTCGTTCTGGCGGAGATAAAGGCTTCACTCGACGCAGCCTTTAGTTCGATACGGTCGGCCTTCACCTCGATCAGAACCTTCAGAACTTCAGGTAGTTCATTCACCCATCGCTTCAGTTCCGCGAACATTGCATCGAACAACTGTGCAGATGTCGGCGCAGTCACGACAACCTTCACGGGATACCGCGTCAGAAAGTAATGCAGCATGGCCCAGCTTGCGGCAGTCGATTTGCCGACGCCGTGGCCTGATCGGACTGAGATACGGCGGTTGCCTGAACTAATCGCTTTTAAGAACTCGATTTGCCAGGGGTCCGGTTTGGTTCTTAGAATATCACGCACGAATCCGACGGGATCATCGCGATACTTCTTCAGAAACTCCAGAAAGAAGTTTGGCTCAGACTTCGGCATTCTTATCTCCCCTGATTACCCGTGCAATTGTTTGATGGCTAACCGTAATACCATGACGCTTTGCTACGATAATAGCAATATCGCGGTAGCTATGGCCTTTAACGCGAGCGGCTTTCATGGTGATGAGCGCGTCTTGGGCGTTTGGCTCTGGGTGCAGCTTGGCCTTGCGGCCTACGCCCGTCTTCTTAAATCCAAATGGCACTTTGCCACCGACATATCCGCCCTGCGAACTCTTCGCTCTCTTACCGGCGGTGACACGTTCTCTAATACGGCGGCGCTCTTCCCCTGAAAAGACGGCCATGATCTCTAGCATAAACCGTCCGTTCGGGTTGGCCTTGTCCATGACATTGCCATAGCCATTGATAATGAGATTGATGTTTGCCGTCTCCCAGTCGGCAATCACGTTTAGTGCGTCCCGTGCGTCCCGGAACATACGGTCCAGCTTGGAGACGATAACCGTATCGCCTGGGCGAAGGAACGCTAGCTTGCAGCCTTCTTCTCGGCGTAGCAGCGGAACACCGCCGGAGACGCCACGCTCTTCGTAGATATGGTCCAGTTCCAAGTTGTGTGTGAGCACGATGCCTTGGATTTGGCGGGCTTGGTCATCGAGCGATGTGTTCTCAATCTGGTCTTCAGTTGAGACGCGAGTGTATCCATAAACAGCCAACGTATTTCTCCTCTTTTTGGTTATCCATCGCTGTTACACTCTAATGTTACAACTTGGCAAGGGGAAAATTATACAATTTTTTTGGATTGGGTGCGAAAAACATAGGGGGTAGGGGGGAGGGGGTCACACCTCGATGTCTGTTTAGTACTACGCACACGCCCCCCGCGCAAGGCAGGGGCGGGGGGGGTATAAATTAATTGCTACCCCCGCCCCCCTATATAAAAAAGCACGTATGTCTGCGCGTTTCACGGTGTAACAGTGTATTAGTAAGCGACCAAAGGGGCGCAGAGGCGCACAAGAAACGACGACTGGCGGTCTCTATTCTCCACTATAAATAGGCACATCGTTCCGGCATTATTATATATAGGGGCAAGGCGCGCACATTATAATGTGATTATATAAAGGAACCATATCGGTTCTAATAATAGAACCATAATGGTTGTTGTTGTTATTGACCAACAGGCACGGCATGCCTATTGGTATTACCTCAACCACGAAAGAGAGAGACTAACCATGCGACTAGCTAACCTTACCGCGTTCGAACGTTACACCGCTAACCTTGAACGCCACGACATACCATTCGCCGATAGGCTGGCCCGCCTTGACGTAGCAATCGACCATTCGGCGATGTGGCTATCACCCCGCGAATGTAAACGTTGCACCGCATTCGTCGCTAACTACGCAACACAAGGGGAGTAATCATGATTGACTATGTAGACATCGCAAACCGCCGCTGGACTATCCGCCGCACTTGCATCGACACACCAGGCCGCGCCTATGCTGCCCGCCTTGTCGATGATTTTGATGGCAATACATTGCCCGCGTTAGGTATAGGTTTTTATACCGAAACAATCGACGACATCCGCCACAAGTTAAATGGGGGCGCGTAACATGGAAGCCTATCTACCATTCAACGCATTCATATTTTTGTGGATACTAGGCATGTTGGCCAGTGTCTCACTGTTTACCAGTAACGATAAGGGAGAATAATCATGGTTTCATTTACACATGACGATTGGCACGGCTGGCAGAGTAATGACCAATTCTTGCTAAGTGACGAAAGCGTCAAGCGCCTACGTTATTTCGCAGACACCGACACCGCTATCACTTGGTTGTTTCTTGAAGGACACAAGGAAGCGGCCCGCGCATTAAACACCGCAAAGAAAGGCAACTGACATGGCACAAGCAACCCGCGACTATCGTTTCGTCCTAGTAGACAAGGCAAATGCAATGGGCATCACCCTTGACGGAGAGATTGCTGCAATGGCTGGTGCGCGCAACACATACGGTGTTGTCCGCCTGTTGAGCGGCAAGGGTGGCGATGTCGAATATTCATGGCCCGCCGTTGAGCGCATACTAAACAAGGGTGGCGCATTCGTTAGCTAACACCACCGGACGGCGGAGCAATCCGCCGCGAGGCTGGCGCTAGTGCCAATAAAGAGAGAGATATTATGACAATCTATCAAGCAATCGAAACCAAATACCTTGGCCCTACCAATACCAAAGGCGGACGCATCAAAGCGGAATGCTGGGGCGGCAACATCACAATCGGCTATGACCATGAACTAAACAGTGACGGCGCACACAAAGCCGCCGCCTTGGCCTTGATTGAGAAGATGACGGCCCTAGCCTTGAAGCATGGCGGTAGCCGCTCAATCTGGAACACTGGCACATGGACGCAAGGCGGCAACGCCAAGGGAACGGGCTATGTCTTCACAGTGGTAGAAGGGGCCTAACATGCACAAACTAGAGCTAACCACCCTGCAATTGCTTACGATCCTTGCAACACTGGATGATGTGCGTTCAGATTGTTTTGAGAAAGCAGCACGGGCCGATGAAATGGGCCACGAAATCCGCGCCGGAACATACTATGACCTAGCGGTAGAGTATGAAGCCTTAATTTTGGCGCTTAAAGCACAGATGGGAACCCCGCAGCATGATTAAGATACCAGCACAGGCCGCGCCCTTAAAGCGTGGTCATCGAGTATCGTCAGACAGTGCTTGGCCACTGCGCGGCTTGGATGGAAAAACCTTTGCCGAAAGGCGCAAAGAACAGGAGCAACGCAAATGATCGATGATGATGACGCATTGCCTGACCGATACACCGAACGGGCAGAGGCCACCTTGGCCTACCGCTTGATGGAATATCTGGAATCCCTCGGCGTAATAACCGCAGACCATGTGTGCTATCTGCGCTGGCCCCCCATAGAATTGATCGAAGACGCTGAAGCAGCATTGAAGGATGAGACATGACAAATGAAGAGTTCAAAGCGATACGCGACAGGCTAAACCTGACGCAAGGCCAGCTTGCTGATAAGATAGGGCTGTGCGAAAGGTCGATAAGATATTATGAACAAGGTGGTCGGCCAGTGCCAGCTACAGTCTCTATCCTCTTAGAGACGTTTCTAAGGGGGCTGGAGCATGCCTAGCTATAATCGTGACCGTAACCTAGCAATCGCCATGTATGCCTCTCTATGGGCTTTATATGGGCTTATAACAGTATTCAAAGGATAAGACATGGCTGGACATATTAAACGCCGCACGATTGCATCCAACTTAGACAAGGTTGGAGAGACTGTCCTACTGGAAAAGATCGCATCTGGCCTGACGATGGCTGGCCTTGCCCGTGAACTGAACATCAGCAACCTATCCCTCTACCATTGGATTCGCAAAGACCCGAACCGAGAGGAGCGGTTCAAGCAAGCTCGGTCAATCGCGGCGGAGCAATGGGCGGATGAGTGCTTGGACATTGCCGATGCCTCGGACAACAACTCAGCTAACGCTGATAGGCTCAAGATCGAGACACGCAAATGGATGGCTGGTGTTACGAACCCTGACAGGTTCCAAGCCAAGCCAGCCACAGCAATTCAAGTGAACGTGAACCAACTACATCTTGATGCACTGAAGCAGCTAAACTTGGCGTCATCAAATCCTCATGAAGCCCATGACATCATCGAGGACGCCACCATCATCGACATCACACCACCCAAGCAAGTCGGCTCTCATAATCTCGATGCGGACGACTTGCCGGGTGTTTTTGACGACGATTAACGGAAAACTGCCATCGGGGACGGGTTCAGAAAATCGGGGACGCCACGGGGACAAATCGGGGACGGCAAAAACCCAGCTTCTAGGCGGCTCGGGACGGAAGGGACGGGTTTGAACGCCGGTTTGTTGGCCTATGTAAGTAACAGTGCTATTTGACCAGGGGTAACACTGTTACTTATATTAGAGCCAATCATGTCAGAATTATCCGTCCCTTCCGTCCCCGACCGCAGAAGTCCTCATATTTATCCGTCCCCGAAGCGTCCCCAAAGCGTCCCCAACTTTCTCGTATGCGTCCCCAAACCAAAAAAAGGGAGCCGAAGCCCCCTTAGTCTGCTTTACGTTCGCGTAAACCAATTAGCCGGTCAAGATACCATCGGGCCTTCTTCAAGTCCTCAATCGGCTTTCCTTTTCTTTCATAGCGCCACATATATTTCATGATATTGCCCTTGAGGTAGCCAGCATATGCCTCTGGCCCCATCGACGCTTCGATACCTTCGATGGCCTCGATGCCACCAGACTTATAGTGCGGTGGACTATTGACCACATCCACCGCACCCCTATCCGCCCAATCGAAGGGTTCGACGCAGAGCGCCTCCTCATTGAGCGCATCACGAATCTCTTTGTATCGCATAAAATCGTTCCCATACATTAGGCTGTCTCCTTCTTCAGTTCCTCTTTCATCAACGCATTTTCTTTTTCCAACTTACGGATTTTCAAATGAGCCTTGACGAGTTTTGAGTGAGCCGCGTTGAGCGATCTAGACAGCCCGACAATCTTTATCTTGGTCATTTCCTTTTCAGGAACGCCATACAGCGCCGCATCTAGGTGGATAGCCCCGATGATGTCCGGAGTTGCCGCCCAGTTCTTTAATCTCTCTTCGTTCCCATACATTACAGTTCCTCCTCACCTGCCCTAAAGTTAATCTGCACGCCAAAGAAATCTTCCGGCTGCTCGTCTATCATGGCGTTGATGATCATGTGATCTGCATCGCCAATGAGAAGCTCAAGACCACGGAACACACGCTTCGTTCGTGTGGACCGATCTTTTGCGTGGTCATAGCCGTGGGTCTTCATCTCTGCTGTGAACTTACGCTGCGACCAGTCACGCCCCTTGGCTTCGTTGTTATCCTTGCACCAGTCCCGGAAGTCATTGAACGCTTCGGTTGTCCCCATCTCATGGTCAGGGGAAGCCACGCAACGCTCAGTCACCCAGCGGGCCAATGCGTCCTCGCCAGCGAGATATTCATCGGTTGCTTCGACTACTGCCTTTGGTGGGTTCAACCCCTCTACCAGCCAAGACTTAGCGCCTTCGATAACCCAAGCCAGAATTGCAGGGTATTCCTCTTTCAGCTTGTCCGGCAAGTCAACGTCCTTGCGGATAGGCTTAGTGTCAAATGGTATGAGGTGCATACGCCGCCGCATGGCATCATCCACATTAGTAATCTCTGGCTTAGTGTTGCCCGCAATCACAAGCGTGAACTGCGGCTGGAACTCAAACAAATCCTGACGCATGAACCGCGCACTGATCTTGTCCCCGCCAGTCAGCGACTTCACCTTGGCTTCGTCCCACTTGCGCGATGGATCAATCTCCTGCGCGTGAACCAGCCGAGCGCCCATCAATGACGCCAACTCTGTAGGATGCCGCTGATTGTTCGACGCAAGGAACACGTCCGCACTGGCCACGGTGGCATAATCACCAAGGATGTTTCCTACCGCGCCAAGGAACGTCCCTTTGCCATTACCGCCGGAGCCGTGAGCGAAGGCTAATACATGCTCTTTGGTGCTACCCGTTGCCGAATAGCCAGCCAACCTTTGAAGGTAAGAGATCATCTCGCTATCACCGTTGCAAGCTTCATTCAGAAACGCTTGCCACTGCGGGGCTGGTTTGCTGAAGTCTGCCTCAACCGATGTGCATTTAGTACACATCCGCGAACGGTCATGCGCGAACAGGACGCCTGTCTTCAAGTCCACCATCCCCGACTTGGTGTTGAGGATATAGATGTCCGCGTCTAGCTGCTCGGTGGTTGCTTGCATTGTCGGCTCAACCGCAGCCAGCTTGGCTACGTTCGAGATAACATTGTATGACGCCACACGCTGCGCGATACGCTCTGCCTTTTGCGGGCTTTCGATCTTGTCCAACGCTTCAGCCGATGCGTTCGCGCAAACCTTGCGCACAATGGACAGGTGCTTGTTCGCCACGTCCTTCGCCCACTTGTTACCATCCCATGCGACCCAGCCCATGCCGCCAACAACGTATCGAATATCCGAAACGTGTAGACGAGCAACGCGCTGCGCCAATGCAATGTCGCTATACTCTATCGGCGTTTCACCAGCCGAGGCCACCATGCCGAAGTCTTCATCATCAAAGTCCGACACTTCGAACTCATCGACCTCGCGCTTGTAGCCAAAGGTCGCAGCCTTACCCGCCAGCCAGTCCCAACCCAGTTCATAGGGCGGGTGCATACGACCGAAGTCTGCTTCGATAGTATCGAGCGAGTTAACCCCGTCTTCCCAACGCTCGGCCCAGGCTGCGAATATCTCGAACGCATCCGGCTCATGGTCTGGGCCACACGCAGCCTTGATGGCGTAGCCCATACGGATATAATCGTCACGGTCTGGGAAGTTCTCGGTTGTGTTCGGGATAGCAGCCACAGCGGCAGCGACATGGGTGATGCTCGGAGCGGTAAGCGACACTTGGTCTACCGACTGCCGCTCGACGGCCTTGTGCGCTGTCTTATCCGCATGGATAATAACGCAGCCCATCATCTCCAACGTCTCAGTCAGATCAATAAAGAACCGCTCAATCTTTTCCCGCGTGACCAGCTTCAAGCCCGCCGGACCCCGTTGCGTCAGGTCCACATCGAGACTGTAAGGTTCCTTAGTGATAGGATGGATACCTGCAATGACATACTGCTGCCCGTCACCTAGAAACTCTACAAGCTGCTCGACCCCGCGATCATCACGGAACCGCACCTGCATGCGCCCTATCTTTTCTTCGGTGCGATACATGAACAGGCGCTTGGGGAAACGACCGATACGCATCGGGGCTTTGCCCAATGCCTTCACCGCCATATCACCAATGACCCTAGCCAGCCCCTCGTTAACAACATCAATGTCAACCGCAGGATATTTGCTGGCCTTCAAGCCGATATTAGCATGGCTGCGGTCCCACCGTTCGACATCATTGGCTGTCGGCGTGTAGTCCTGCCAGCCATAGCCACCCCATGTGCCTTGCGCATTCAACCGGCCTGGTGCTTTGCCTGCCTGATCCGCTTGGATTTTAGACATGGCTGACAACTCAGCGTTCGGTGGGATAACGGACACGAGATCGGTAAAACCAATCTTGTACAATGTTTGAAACTTCATCAGTGCAATTCCCTCTTTTCAATTTCGTCCCGCCTCTGCATCAATATATCTATTGCTGCGTCGATGGCGTAGACTGCGAAGTCTGGTTCAGCTTCGTCTAGTATTTTGTACGCGGCTGTTGTCATTATTACACCGCGTTCAAACTCTTCTTCAAAACCGATGATGAATACTGGAACAAACTCTACCGTTTGTTTTTCATCCTTCCATCTTATCTTGCTCATTACTAGACCCCCCTAGCAAAACTCCGTCCGGTATATGAAGTCCGGTTGTCGTTAAGGATTTGCTCTGTACTCTTCCCCGCGCCGAGCGACTGAACATATAGCGCAAGTTCGTAGGCATCAATACTGCCTTCGATATTTATTATGTTGCCTTCACGTTTGACGTAGCCATGTGTGTTGTTGTCGAGCCACTCGGCCAGTTGTGCTGCTAATATCTGTTTCATTTCAAATGCTCCCCTGCTTCAATTCTATCCGCCAGCCAACGTGTGCTGCGCTCAAACATATTCATCTTGCCGGAACGAAGCCAAGCAATGATCGCTTCTTTCTCATTCACGACAGGCGTTGGTTCTTCAGTAGTTTTTGTAGGACGTGCCATTATGTTAATTCCTTTATCTTAAAGCCTCTTGATTCAGCGTAAGCGATGAGGTCATCGCTCCACATGATGCCTTTACCTGCGACATAATACTGATTGATGCCGCGAAAGGGCACATTGTTAACGTCACCCCATGTGTGTGACGAGTGCTCAAACATCTTTATATCTGCGCGATGGACCGACGGGTGATAGCGCCGCAGAAACTTTGCAGCTTCAGCCGCAACCAATTTCGTGCGACCGTTTAACTCACGCCGAGTAGCCGGGGCGTCTTCCTCAGTCTTAGCCGGAATGGGGTTGGCCTTTAATGCACGACGATCCCAAATCGACATCGGGTGGATGCCTAATTCTTGGAGCCAACCCCGAACCGTTACGCGATTGGTATTATATAAACGCATTAGTTCGGCGCAAGTCATAGTTGGGGCCACCTTAGCAAAGGTAGGCGGTATGACTTTCTTCCTTCGGCCAGTAACTACTTTTGTAAGTTCAAGTTCTAGCATCCAACGGCAGATCACAGACCTTGCGCGTTCGTAATGTTTCATAAGTTGGCTTACATTCATAGTCTCTAGCATCTCCGCAAAGTCAGACGGCGGCGGCGCTTTCTCTGAAAGAGATTCCCGCCTAAGTCCGGTTTTCCTACGCCGACTTTCAACTGATTCAACAGTACGGTCAAGCACCCGTGCAATCTGCACAAGCGGTATCATATTCTCATAAAGTTCTTTGAGTTGGTCGTCCTCTTTGGGACTCCACGCGCTAATTTTCTTAACCATAATCTCCCCTGTTTTTCTGTTGTCCTTATTGGGTGGCACAGTTCGAATATCGAATGCAAGAACTTTTTTTTGTTGACGGCACTATGCGTTCTGTGCCAGCTATAGGGAAAGCAAACGTGACACCGACAAAAAAGTGGAGAGAATATGGTAGTAAGCATAGACTTCGAGACGCGCAGCGCCGTCGATCTCCGCAAGACGGGTGTCTATAAGTACGCCGCTGACCCCTCAACCGACATCTGGTGCATGGCATACAAGGCCCCGTGGTCTGACGACGTGCGGGTATGGTTGCCTGGTGATGAGATAGATACCCACCTCGAAGATTGGATTATTGCAGGCGGATTGCTCTCGGCATGGAACGCCAACTTTGAACGCACGATCTGGAATGAGATCATGGTCAGCCGCTATCAGTGGCCCCGCACTAGCATTAAGCAATGGCGCTGCACGATGGCGCAGGCCAGCGCGATGGGACTACCTCGCGCACTGGGTCAAGCGGCGTCTGTCCTTGGCGTTGAAGAACAGAAGGACAAAGCTGGCGCGGCCCTTATGCTCCGGATGGCACGGCCCCGTAAGGTGAACGCCGACGGTAGCTACACTTGGTGGAACACGAAGGGCAAAATAGATACGCTAGTAGCGTACTGCATCCAAGATGTTAAAACAGAACTGTCGGTAGCTGAGACGCTGAACGAGATGCCCGACAGTGAACGCCGTCTTTATCAACTCGATCAGCGTATCAATGACCGTGGCGTTAAGGTTGACCTCGACCTCATCGAACGGGTTAGCAAACTTGCTAACTCCGCGTCGGAGAATATCGACGCAGAGATCAAGCGCCTTACCAACGGCCAAGTCAAAGCGGCAACGAACGCAATGGACTTAACCGCGTGGCTTCGTAGCTATGGGCTACAAGTTAAGTCCGTGGACAAGCAGACCGTGACGCGGATGCTGGGCATGGAGAAGCTGCACCCCATCATCAAGCAAGTGTTGCGACTACGCCAAGACGGAGCCAAGTCTAGCACCGCTAAGTATGAGGCGATGGTTAACGCAGCCAACGCCGACAACCGTATGCGCGGCCTTCTTATGTATCATGGCGCGGCAACGGGCCGCTGGTCGGGTCGGCTGGTGCAACCGCAGAACTTCCCACGTCCACAAAAGAAGCAAGACGAGTTAGATCAGATCATCGCCAAGCTAAAGGCAGACGAAGATGTGTCTGAGCATGGTGCGGGGACAGTTTTAGCGTCCGACCTATTACGCTCGATGCTGATTGCAGAGGACGGCCACCGACTTATGTTTGCCGACTACTCTGCGATTGAAGCCCGCGTCTTGGCGTGGATAGCAGGGCAGACTGATCTGGTTGAGACGTTCCGCAACGGCGGGGACGTGTACAAAGAAATGGCATCGGCCATCTATAATGTGAACGTGGAGAGTGTGACAGATGGACAGCGCCAAGTTGGCAAGATGGCTATCTTGGGTTGCGGCTATGGCATGGGCGGCAAACGCTTCGCCGAGCAGTGCGCCACGATGGGTATCAATGTAGACGAGGACGAAGCTAAGCGCATCGTGTCCGTCTACCGTGAGAAGAACAACAGGATTGCGCAGTACTGGCGTGATAGTGAGAACGAATTTGTAGAGATGGTGAAGGAAGCTGGCCGTGTTAGGTCGGTCGAGCTTCCACTACCTAGCGGGCGGTCGCTAACGTACCACAATCCCCGCATTATTCAGCGAGAGACGCCTTGGGGGGCAATGCGTGACACCGCGCAAGTCGATACGCTGAATAGTGTGACCCGTCAGTGGGTGTCACAGATTATATGGGGTGGTCTGTTGACAGAGAATGTGGTGCAAGCAACCGCCCGCGACCTGATGGCCACGGCCATGATGGCGTTGGAACTGAAAGGCTACAACGTAATCCTGTCCGTACACGATGAAATCATTAGCGAAGTGCCAGATGATTTTGGTTCGCTTGAAGAGATGATTGAAATCATGACCCGCGTTCCGGCATGGGCAGACGGATGCCCGATCAACGCCGAAGGCAAAGAAGGAAAGAGGTATCGGAAATGACAGCACACGCAAAGTTTGGCGCGTCCAATGCAAAGCGCCGCATGAGTTGCCCTGGTTCACTTGAAGCCGAGGCTCCCTTCCCTAACGAGAGTTCGCCATACGCCGAACTTGGTACGGCAGCGCATGAACTGGGTGAGTTCTGCTTAGTCAATGGACACGAAGATGCCTTCGCCTTCATTGGCGAAGAGCATAACGGCCACAAGGTTGACGACAACATGGCCCGTGCGGTGCAGGTTTACATCGACTACATCCGAGATGTGGCTGCGACCGAACCGAATATTTGTAGATACGAAAAAAGATTTAGCCTAGACAAACTTGACCCGCCCATGCCGATGTTCGGCACGGCTGACTGTATCATCTACGGCAAAGAAAGCGGGACGCTTTACGTCATCGACTACAAGCACGGCCAAGGTATCGCCGTTGAAGTCGAGGACAATGCGCAGCTTAAATACTATGCACTCGGCGCTATCCTTGAGATAGGGGAGAAGGCTCCAGTCAATAAGGTTATCACGGTTGTTGTGCAGCCACGCGCCATGCACCCCGATGGGCCGGTGCGGGAGTATAGCTACACCCGTGACGACATCATGGACTTTGGCACAGACCTAATTGACGCAGCGCACGCAGCCATGAAGCCGGACGCACCGCGCATTTCTGGTAAGCATTGCACATTCTGCCTAGCAGCAGGAACCTGTTCGGCCCTGCGCAACAACGCCCTTGAGATTGCTCAAGACGAGTTCGGCACAGTGCGAAACATCAATGACCTATCCCCTCAAGAGATAGCGGATTTCCTGCAAAGGGTTCCGCTGATTGAAGAGTGGATCAAGTCTCTACGCCGCCACGCCAATAACATACTGGACGCTGGCGCGGAACTTCCCGGCTACAAGCTGGTTGAGAAACGACCGACACGCCGCTGGCGTGTTGAGGAAGAGGTTGTGGCTTGGGCCACAGAAGAAGGTCTCGATGACGACGACATCTACGAAAAGAAGTTGAAGTCGCCACCGCAGATCGAGCGTATCGTGGGCAAGAAGAACTTGCCGACATCGCTCGTAATAGCTGTATCATCCGGCACATCTATGGTCGCTGATACAGATAACCGTCCGGCTGTTGCCCTGTTGGCAGCAGACGAATTCACCGTTGAATAAGGAAACACCGATGTCAAAAGTTATTACACCTGAAGCCGTCATCTCTTATCCGCATGTCTTTGAACCACAGATTCCACCAGGCGCAAGTGAGCCAGTCTATTCTTGCTGCCTTGTATTCCCTGACGGGACGGACATGTCGGAACTGAAAGCGGTTGCGGCGTCTGTTGCTAAAGAAAAGTGGGGAGACAAGACCAAATCGTTAATGGAAGGCGGCAAAATCCGTATGCCTTTCCGTAACGATGGCGAAGAGAAGGGCTACCCTGAAGGGTCGGTCTTCATGAATGTCAAATCCAAGCAAGCCCCTGGTGTAGTCAGCAAGTTTGCTGGCGAGAACGGCAAGCCTGCTCCGATCACGGACCCCAAGGATATTTATCCAGGGGCCAAGGTCCGCGCCTCGCTGCGCGCCTATGCGTACAGCGTCAATGGAAACAACGGCGTTTCTTTTTCGCTAGGCAATCTTCAGAAGGTTGGTGACGGCCCCCGTATGGATGGCCGATTGTCAGCTTCAGATGAGTTCACTGCTTCGGAACGTCCGTCCGCAGACATCTCAGACTTAGACGATTTACTCTGAGTAAAGGGAAGGGCCGAGGAGTTGGAAGTCACCTCGGCCCTTCTTTATGGAGGCTGTTATGGAAAGTTTAATTAAGGCACATGATGCACGCAAATATCTAGACTATGATCCGGCCACAGGCGAGATGCGCTGGAAGATTTGGCCGCGTACTGGACGCCCTAGCGGGCGCGAAATACTAACTACAAACGCGCAAGGCTATCGCGTAGTTGTACTTATGGGCAGGCAGTATCGCGTACACCGCGTAGCTTGGCTCATGATGTACGGCAAATGGCCACCTGAACTTCTCGATCACGCCAACGGCAAGCGCACTGATAACCGCCTAGTAAATCTACGCGAGGCCAACCGTTCTGAGAATAACCGCAATCGGTGCATGAGCCGAAACAACACGTCCGGCTTCAAAGGCGTGTCATATGACAGAGACCGCAAGAAATGGCAGGCTAAGATTTGGCGCAACAACAAGGCCATACACCTTGGCCGCTTTGCATCTGCACAGGAAGCCTTTGCCGCGTACTGTAAAGCCAGCCGCGAATATCACGGTGAGTTTAGGCGGTTAGTCTAACGCCTCGGAAATCATCCGGGCTTTACGCGCAAGTATCTTATTAACGTGTTCGTCTACTGAATTGGCTAAAGAAAACACGCGGACGATTACAGGTTTTAGCTGGCCGATCCGGTGGCAACGCTTGGCGGCTTGTGCGTTAGTAGAATTAAGCCAGTCCATCTCAACAAACGCCACCTGATTGGCTGCTGTCAGCGTAATCGCCGTAGAACATGCGGTGATTTGGCCGATGAATACCCGCACCTTCGGGTCGGTCTGGAAGTTGTCAATCGCCGCTTGACGGTCGGCTGTCGGCATACCGCCTGCGACTACCACCGTGCTGAAGTCTTTGAGCCTATCGTAAAGCGTCTGGATTGCGTCGGTGTGATAAGCGAAGATGACGATCTTGTCGTAAGCCTCATCCGCCAACTCGCCAGCTATCTGTGTGGCGATGGGCGCTGCCTTGGCTGCACCTGTCAGCCGTCTTAGTGACGCGATATGCGGGGCGATGCTGCTTATCTTTTCGGATAAATCTTCGTTTGTCAGAGCGTTAGCAAGGATAGCATCGACGGCCTCCTTCTCTCGTGGGTCTTCAATGTGCTTAGTATCGCTCCAGTTATCAACTTCTATGGATGTATCTTGCCACCAGATGGGTGGTAAATCCTTCAACACAACTTCGGATTTACGGCGAAGCATCATTGATTTTAGCACGGTCTTAAACTCAGCCATGCGTTCCGACTTGTTCCCAAGAATTTGCAATCCAAACTTACCATTCCAAGTTTTACAAAAATACAACGTAAAGTCAGTAAAGTTTAGAGGGTACTGCCAAATCGCTTTGAGATGTGTCCACAGATCGCTGACATTAGAAGGAAGGGGAGTACCGCTAAGCAACCAAATACGATCAGCAAACTTAACAAGACCATCGCCACGACAATACTGGCCG